ACTATGCAGTTGGCGGGAATCTGCACCGAAGCGTTTGTCGAAGCGCCGGACAGCGTGACAAGGGTCTCCAGGAGGCCGATCTGCACGCTGGCGCCATGCGCGGCCGCGGCGATGTTCTCTGAGGCGGGCGTGAATCCGATGTCGACGATCGTCCACAGACCCGAACCGTTGCTTTCGAGGCCGATGAAGCCGTAGGCTTCGTTGACCGCCGCCGTGGCCGCCCCGTCAATCGTGTCCGTGCCGGTGGGCGAAATCGTTAGCGCCTTGGTGACGGAGCAGTTGCCCGTCTCGTCAACGATGAGCAACCGTGTGCCTGTCGGGTATGCCGACGATGCGGGAAGTGTCGCTGTGCGCGCAGCGGTGAGCGCAATGTAGGCGACTGTGCGGTCGGTTGCCTGGACAGTGTAATTGGCGTCGGAAACCGTTGAGCGCGCGTTTGTGATGACCTCCGCGAGCTTGGCCGCCGACCAGCCGCCAGCTGTCGAGCCGTCGTTGATGACGATGCGATTGTTAGTCGTATCGACGACGCATTCGCCTTGCGCGCCCGTGAATGCGAGGACCTGCGCCGATGTGCCGCGGCGAAGTTGAAGCTGTTCGCTCATGGATTTCTCTTCCGAATGGCGGACGACAAGCGGCGAACAACCTATTCGCTACTCGCGGTCCGCAGCCAGTCAGACCGCTCCGCAGTCCACTGTTTGTGAGACGCTGTCGTTGATCGAACCGAAGTCGTCGGAGATCGACGCGTAACCCGTCACCAGCCCCAGATCGACCGGCGAGCCGGAAAGTAGCGCCGTCGCGATCGGATGGCTCACCGTCATCGTCAGCGCACCGAGATCGACTAAGGCTGTCACCGATCCAGCCACCGAGCCGAAATCGTCGGCGAGCGTCGGCGCCGCATTTACCTGCCCCAGGTCGAGCGGAAAGCCTGTCAGCAGTTGCGCCATGATCGGGGAATATGGCGACGACGGGGAGCCTGGCGGCGCCGTCACTACGGTTGACGCCACGGTCGGCGTGTATGTGTAGACCGCGCATGTCGAGAGGTCCTGCGCGCCCCCGCCGAACACATTGAAGCTCTGAAACTTGAAATAGAGCGTCACGCCGACGAGGTTCGCGGGCAAATCATATCGCGCGACTGCACCGTCAATTCGGGCAAAAGGCGCGCCAGATGAATGGGCTGTGGCCGCCGTTCCGCTTAGGCCTCTTGAGAGGCCAGTGAGGTTGTAGGCGTTCGCGCCGGTCAGCGTCGCGGTCTCGTAGGCCAGCAACTCAGTGTCGACGAGCGACAGCGTGGCGCCTGCCTGCGCCGCCGACTGGCTCGTTCCCCCCAGCGTTCCGCCGCTCTCAGAAAGGTTGACCGATAAAGTGTCCACCGAGTCCCAGCCTGAGGCGGGCTGCAACGTTGCAGTGAGAACGCCTTGACGCACGGGTCCGGTCAAAACCGCGATTTGAGAATAGGTCGCCCCATCGACCGAAAGGAAAACGTTCGCGCCGCCCCATTGGTTTGATCCACCGCCGACTTGGCCTGAGGCGCCGAACCAAACCTGAGCCACGCCATTCGTCATCGACGGCGGAGGCTCGAAGATGACGGGCGCATTGACGGGAACCGCCGGCACACCCCAGTTCGGCTGAAAGCCGCCAGGGGAGGCGCTCTGATAGAACGCGGGCGTCGAAACGCCCGACACAAGCTCTTCGCAGGTGAAGGCGAGCAGCCCCTTGTCATCCTCCTCGATCTCGATGACGCGAACCGGATAGTTGGATAGGCCGAGGTTCATATCCGTGATCGTGACGACGTCCATCGGGTCGAGCAGGCAGAACTCCCACGAAAGTTTGAACTTGAATTTGGTTCGGACGTAGAGCTCGCGTTGAAGGATCGTCTGGGCGACCAGCGGCCCCATGACGAATTCGTCGCAAATTTCGTGGGCCTGGATCGTCGAACCCACTCGCGGCCCGAAAACCTCGATTTGGCTTTGATCCCGTGCCTCGACCGGGCTGAACCCATAGAGCCGGTGCGCGCGCACGTTGCGCGGCAGGTAGAGCAATTCCTCCGCCGAGAAGTCGGCGGCCGGCACGCCGTGCAGGATCTGCTGGTAGGCGGGATCGGGCGCATCCGGCGCGCGCCCGTCCTCGCCGAGCAGCGGCTTGATGGTCGAGCCGTCGACGATGTCGAGCGAGTAGAGCGAGCCGCCGCGATTGTAGCGCGGATAGATGGTGGCCGCGTCGATGACCAGCATGTCCTCGAGCAGCATCCTCAGCCAATCGGCGAACGAATGGCGCCGGTCGGGGCGGGCGAGGAAATTCTCGACCGCGTCGACGCTCTTCGAGGCATCCGGCGTGTTGGCGCGGGCGCGCGGACGCACCGCATAGTTCTGCGCGGCGATCTGGTCCTTGCGGGTTTCAATCACCGCGCGCAGCAGCGGCAGCGCGTCGGCGAGCGCGCGCAGTTCGTTGAACGAGATCGCGTCGTCGGCGCGCGGCACGTAGTTCAGGTTCGCGCCGAACGGATAGTCCCACTGGCGCCCCTTGACCTCGGGCGGCGCCATGGGCTTAAGCGGCTGCTGCGGGCCGAACCAGGTTTCCGGCGAGACGCCGCTGATCACATAGCGAGTGGCCTCGGCGAGCCTTGCGAATACGCTTGGCGCATCGAAGGGCTAGGGGTTGGCGGACTCTTGCTTAGTGGTATGATCGTCGGCAAAATGGCGCACTAGGTCGTATTTGATCGTGCCGAACCAAATAACGACGATGAAGAGCCAGAGCGAGAATAAGCGATAATCACGGTATAAAAACAAATGAATCAATACCGAGCGAGACACTATGAAGTTGATCAGCGTACATATCGCCAAAAAAGGGAAGACCGCCAATCCCCACAACAAATCGCCTCTTGCGTCATGATACGGACCAGCTTGCCCAGGGGGCATCCAAAGCCATGATGCAAACAAAATATATGATACGATACCTGGCAGATTCACAAGGATCAACAGCCAAAAGATAAAGTTCTTTGACCTCCGGAAGCGATCCATAATCGACCTATATCAATCATGCTTCGAGCGTGAAAATGGTCCGACCCCATCTGTGGCATCATTCCAACCCCGAGTCCACCAAGCTTGCTGGGTTTTCCGATCGGGATTTGATGAGTATTGATTTGCCAGGAACGTTGCAATAGAAATGGTTGCTTGGTACGAGTAGCCTGCTCCTGCCATGTATACACCTGCTGCGTAGTTAGACGCGTTCGTATAGGCGGGAAAGAAAAACCCATTATCTCGCTGGAAATCAAAAGTGCCATTTACCCAAATCATGGAATAAGCGGCGAAAAGATTTTGCCAATTCGCCTGACCTGCAGCGTACACCTTCAGAAAATCGGCATAGGGTGGGGTGTAAAAGGACGTTCCATCGCCCGCCGTAAACGAAACCGCATCATCCGGCACATCATAAATAATTTTCATTCCCTGCGACGACACTGCTGGCTGGTCAGGAGATTGAGATGTTCTGTCGTGGGGGCTTGAGTTCTGAATAGGGGATTGGGCGGTGGCCAGCCCATTGTCCGTGAGCTGCGGGGCGATCTGCAAGGCAGCTGAATTCGCCGATCCGCCATCGACGATTGCGTCGGTCGCAATATTGTCTAGCCCCGCCAGCAACGGGGTGCTTGGCGTCGAAGATGATCCTGCCGGCCCACCCGGCTCGGCGGCGATGTCGGCGGTGGTATAGCGTCCCTGCTCATCGTGATACGGGTTAAACTTCCCCAGCCGCTTCGCCGCAGTTGGCGGAGCGACGGCCCCCTTCCCGCCCTGCGCCCCCAAGCCCAGCTCCGCCCGCGCTTCCTCGCGCGTCTTGATGCCGGAGGAGACAAGAATCTGTAAGGTCTGCGCCTGCTGCAGGGGATCGACCGCGTCGTCGCCGACCCACACGAATTCGAGGCCGGGCTCGTTCATGCATTCCTGAATGGCGTAGTCGAGCGCGTTCTTCACCCACGCCTTCAAGGGCACGAGCCCCTCCTGCGTCGCCTGCAGGCGCAAGGTCTCGCTCGTCGCGCGGTTGACCTGGCTGACGAACGGCGAGGCAGGGACCGAGAACGCGTAGCGGATGACGCGCGCCAGCCACTCGTCGTACATGTCCTTGAGCGGCGGCTGGCGCGCTTCGATCAGCCGGAAATCGGCGGGCATGAACTTGGTCTGCCGTCGCCGCCCCAGATTGCCGCTCATCAAGGCGTCGAAATAA